TAAATTCTTGAAATTCAATACCATTGTCTGGTGTAAGTTCTAAGAATCTTTGAAGTTGTGGATTGGTTCTTGGAACTTCTAATTTACCATTTTGAAAGATAATTGAGCCTAGAATTACATCTCCAGTTTGCTCATCTTCAAATATTGATAATTGATTTGTTCCGTAACACAAACTGCGTAAAGATTTTTCATCTTCATCATAGTATTGTAATGGTGAACCTTTTTTATGTCTGTTTCTCAAGAAATACTGCATAGGTTGATTTCTTGACATTAAGACATACGTTTTGTCTTTAGCTGTTTCATCAGCTTTTTTGATAGCTCTTGTTGCCATATTAAATTAAATTAAAATTATTATTTTGCAAAGATACGAAATAAAAAAGAGAGAGGTAATACCCCTCTCTCTTCCCATTATTAATAACCGAAATTATTATCCTTTGATCAATACGAAGTTATTTCTTCCCATTGTACATAAAGCTCTTTCAGTTAACATATGCATTTGGTTTGCATCTAAGCTAGAGTTATTTGCTCCACCAGCTGAACCTGTTTGCCATACTTTGTAACGTCTGTCTTCAGTACCTGACTTACGATATTTAACGTGTAAGAATGGTAAAGTAGCGTTAGCACCTAAAACTTCATCTCTAACAGTTTTTGTTCCAGAAGGACAAAGAACACCGTTGATAGATTGGTTACCAGAGAACAAACCACGAGCAGTTGGATCATCTAAGTATTTCCATTGAGATTTGTAAATTTCATAACCAGCAACTTTGAATCCAGTGAATCCTAAGTTTAAAGCTATATCCTCACTGTTGTTGAAAGCTCCGTAAGAAGTTCCACCTACACCGTAAGAATTTTGAGCAGCCAATAAGTAATCAATGTTTCTGTCTTGATCAAAATCATTCATCATAACGTACTCAGAAATAGCACCTTGTTTGTTCAAACGAGATAAGATTTCATCAACATCAGTCATAGAAGAAATTACACCAGCAAAAACGTTACCTTGTTGTACAGCTTCGAAGAAACCTTCAGTACCTGTATAACCAAGAGTTCCAGCAACAGAAGTAGGATCAAAAGAAACACCCTCGATCATACCCATCTCGATATAATCATCAAAACGCATACGAGATTGAGCTCTTGATTTCAAGTACCATAAGTAACCTGTACCACCTTCACCTTCAACTTCAATCCAACCAACTTGAGCCATATCAGATCCATTAACTTCGTCAATTTCTTTGATAATGATTGGTTTGTTTTCGAAGATATCTGGAGAAGCCTCTAAAGACTCAGTTCTTCCAGCAGTTCCTTTTCTGTACTCATTAGAATAAGTAAAGGCTTTAATTATATTTGTTGTAGCGAATCCAGCGAATCCAGTTGTTGTAGAAGGTGAAACTGTAAAGTTTGTTCCATTAACATCAACGTTTGTTACAATACCTTTAACCTCTAAAGTTCCGTCATTCAAGATAACAGTATCATTTAAACGGAATGGGTGAGAAGCTAATGCGAATATATTTCCAGAACGAGTAATTCCAGTACCAACTGGTCTTAAACGACCTTCTTCAGACCATTTGATCAAGTCAGACTGGATAGCCATTTCTTGACCCATTTTTTCTAAGAAACCTTTTAATGATTGGTTTCCGTAACGAGCAAATTCTTTCTCGTATAACTCAGGTAAATTCTGAGTAGTAAAGTCGAAATCAGCAGCCTCTAAATAGTTAGAGTTTAAGATTTCTTTTGTAGCTGTAGGAGTTAATTTAACTCCAGGATTTGCATTTAATGCCATTTTTTTTGTTTTTTAAAAATTTTATACTAATTTAAATTTCATACCAGAAGGTAAACTTTCTGGAGTTTTTCGCATTCCCATATCTATATTCTTACTATTCTTAACCTCATCCTCTATTGCTTTAGCCTTAGCTGTTTCATAAACATTAGATAAGATTGATTCGTAGTTCATAGCTACATACAATGCTTTGTGATAACCTTCAGAGTCTTTAATAAACCCATTTTCATCTAGGAACTTTCCTAAAAAATTCATCACGTTTGATTGGCTCTCTTTAGTAGATTGAATATTTACAGGTTTGTGATTGATTACTTCATTACCAATTTTAAATTCAAAACCTTTGAATTCATCAGTAAATAAGTTTTCAGTCTCCATTAAAAATACTTCATTCTGCTTTTGAGATAATTCCTCTTGCGTCTTAATTGAATCAACAAATTCTTTAGCGCTCTTATATTCAGCAGGAATATCAATATCATTAGACCCTAATGGTATCGCATATTTTTCCTTTTGACTATTAAAGTATTCTAAAGCATCTGCGTGAGCCTTTTTAAAAGCACGAGTCTTTTTTCTTATATCTCTATCGTCATCCAAATCTTCGTCATAAGCATATGTGTCTAAAAACTCATCTTGAATATCTTCATTATCGAATTCAGGATTCATTTCCTTCATATATCTCTTAACGACATCTTGTTCGTCTAACTGAGAAAAATCTCTTTGGTATTCTAGAAAGTCAGAGTAACCTCTTCCTGTGTCCTCTTTAAACTCAAGATACTTCTTAACATCTTCTGGTAATTCTTTGCTTTCGCTTTTTGGAGTTACCTTAGATAATAATTCTTCCTTAGTCTTAAGATATTCTAAAACATCATCATCACTATTAAATGTAAGAACATTTTGATCCTCGTTAACTTCTTCAGATACATCTTCGTTTGTAGTTGTAACTGAATCTGTAATTTGATCGTTAACTTCTGTTACTTGTTCATTCTCAATGATTGCATCATTATTTTGAACAGCAGAGTCATTAGACCCCTCTAATTTCATTTTGAACATATTGTATTTGATTTAATTAAATTTTCCTGCAAAATTACGAAATAATAGGTTTTATTTATCGTGGTTCAAATTCTGATAAAGAAAATCCATCTAAACTATCCTCGTTACTTTCGAATGACATAGCTGGTAAATCTTTCTTACGCTGCTCTATCATCTTTGATTGTTGTGTTGCTTGTAGCTTTGTTCTATCGTCTTTTCTATCCTCCTTCATTTGCTCCTTACTATTCATACCCTCAACTTCAATTCCTTTCAGTTGCATTTGGTATTCAAACTCTTTCTGCATCAACATTAACTTCATATCTACCTCGACCTTCATTTTCTCTATCTCTGCACTAACTCTAGCTTGTTCAACCATAGCTTTACTTTGACCCTCTAACTGAATTAACTGAGCTTTGCTTTCTGATGCTGCTTGAGCTGATTGCACATTTCCTTGTGTTTGAGCTTGTATCTCTTGCATTTTTTGCTCTTGTCTCTCCTTCATTCTTTTCTCTTTCTTAATTGAAAGATACTTAGTGGCCATAGATAAATTCTTAATACCAAGAATTGCATACTTATCTTCTACTCCAAGATTACCTTGTTGTATTTCAAATGTAATATCACCTTCTAGTTTAGCTCTCTCTTCTTCATCTGGAGTTAACTCAATATTTATTGCAAAGTCGTGTAAGTATATGTCTTGTATTTTTTCTAACGCAGTTACATTGTTTGATGAAATCTTATTGATAAGATCTTTCTTCATTTCAGAGAACTGTAAAACGTCTGAAATTCTTATTGTAATACATTTAGCAAGTTCTCTAGTAATAAACATACTTCCTGTTAATATGTGTCTTGTTGCCACATTTGAAGAGTATGCTGCCATTTTTTGAATACCAACTAAACTATTTTTATCAGGATTACTAGCATCAATAGCTTGGTTTATTCCAGTTACAGAAGCAATCATATCCATAGATATTTGAATTGAGTTCCATAAAGAAGATATTTTATCTTGTCCAGATGAATGTCTTATCTCCTGAATAGGCACCTTGGCATTGTTAAATTCACCACCAACAGTTGAACTTCTACCAATAACAGAACCTGTTTGAAAATACATATTCATAGCATCTTCAACCGTATAGGCATTACCTCCACCAAGTTTAATACCAGCTAACCCATCAATATCAATAAATTGTCCATCAGGAACAACCCTTTGTTTTACTTGTTGTAGTTTTAACCAAGACATTTGAATGTCATCTGCAAATGGAATCATTCTATTAACAGTTGAATCAATATATCCTTTATACATTTTAGGTGCAATACCTATATAGTTTGGTTGTACTTTATTTAGATTAGAATTCTCCTTAACCATATTTTTAGAAACTTCCCACTTCAATAAAATATTTGTACCTAATACTAAGATACCTTCAAACCAAATTTCTTCTACCTTGGTTAATTTTTCAAAATCAGCATCACCTGTTCCTTTGTATACAAAATCATTTTCTTTTGCAATAA